AGCCGCCACGGCGCACGCCGGGTTGGCGTCCGAGAATAGGCCTGTGATCACACTGGCGATGTTCTTGCCGGAGCCCGGAGGGGCGCACAACACAACGTGATTGGTGATGCCGAACGAATCGCCGGACGGGCTGCTGAAGTTGCGAGCCGTCAGACCTGACACAGCGGCCAGCAGGGCGCCAGTAGCAAAGTCCACGGGCACCTCACCGCGGACGCTGTTGGCCAGGTCTGATACCATCTGGCCGGCCAACCCCGGTGGCAGGCCGGCATTGCCGACGGCTTCGGTCTCAACCACGGCAATGGTTTCCTCAACGGCCGGGACTTCTTCGGGCTCATCACTCAACACGTCCAGCTCGCCAGATTCAACCATCTCGGCGGCGCGGGCAAACATCCGATCCCAGTCAAAGGTCGCGGGCTCGCCGGCAGTCTCTTCGGCTTCCGCCTCAGTTTCGGCCTCGGTCAACTCCTCAATGACGCCATCATCATCGACCGTGTAGCGGGTCGGTGCGGGCGGCTCCGGTTCCGGCTCAGGTTCCGGCTTCGGCATACGAGCCTCGGCCAGCTGCTTGGTCAGCTCGGCGACCTGGGCCGTAAGGGCCGTCACCTGCTCCAGCAGGCGCTGAATCATCGCGTCACGGGGGTCAACCTTGGTCATCTCTACTTCGACTTCCTGGGCCTTGTCTGCGGCCTTGGTGGCCGGGGTGTCGGAGTATGCCACACCGACAAGGCTTTGCGCCATATCCGTCCATTCCGCCCCGATCTCGCGGCGCTTCCGCAGGCTGTTGATCGTCCGCTCAACGTAGTTCGTCTGGGCCTTGTCGCGCTGACCCAGGCCAGACTTGCGGAACGTTGTAGCCACCACAGCATCGTCGTCGGTGGCCCAGCATAGTGCCTCGATCAAGGCCATGTCCGCCTCGGACTGCGACGGATAGCCCATAGACTGCCAGTCACCAGTCCACAGGCGGCGTACCCTGTCCTGCTTCCACACGCGCTTCAAGGCATCCCGGCAGGCGTCGTCGGAGGCTGCGCCCTGCATCGTGGCTGCCACTGGCTTCACCGCGTTCTTCAGGCCACCCAGGCGGGCAACCAGACGGTCGATCTTGGCTTGTCGGGGCTCTACCACGTCCCAACCGTTGATCACGTTGCCGGTGACGATGATGAACCGCTCCTGGCCGTAGACCTCGATGTCCTGCTTCGCGTCGCGGACGCCGCCGGCCAGGTCAGCCTGTACGAAGATGTGCGTGCCGCGGCCGCTGCTACTGATCTCGGCATAGGAGTCCAGCCACTCAACCATAGCCATCTGATCGCCGGCGTAGTCCTCATCCATGTCGACCACGGTCACCCCGCAGCCGGGCGTGAGCAGGGCGCCGACGCGTGCGGACGGGCCAAGGGACTTGGCGCGCTTCCAGGCTTCAGCAGCCGTCATCCACCCCCGTGTGTCGGTTACGGACAGCGGCATCCAGCCGCCAGAGGCTGGGGAGATGCCCCATGGGCGCTTGTCGCCATTCGCTGGATTGCGAGCGACACCCCAGTGCTTTATCAGCCGTGAAAGTTTCATGTAAAACTCCAGAAGGAATCCATGCGCGCATGATACATGGATGCTGACGCGCCGACAAGCTCCGTTCATCGGAGCGAGAAAGCAGGAACCCCGGGCCGCAGCGCTTTGCACGTCACCTCGGCCATTGGCGTGGCCTCGGGCTCTGTGTGCCGCTCATTCTGTCCCGGGGTATTACGGACGCAACCTGCCTCCGTTAGGCTTCCACAGGTGTCCGGCCGGAACCACCTGTAGCAGCCAATAGCCGCGCCAACGGCTACTGTCCGGAAAGCTCCGTGTGTAGTGCTGCCCCAGCACACGGCCCGGTTTCGGTCTTTTGAGATCGTCGATTGTAACGGAACCCGGGGGCACTCCGTTCCGGCTGATACGCGCCGGCAGCTAGCTCGCTGCATCACCCTCAGCTGTCCCGGGTCAGCCAGACGGCTGCCGGAGCTGCAGACACAGTGCCTGCCTATTTCCTACGTACTGCATCGGCGGATTTAGAGCCCCAGCCTTACCACTGGGGAGTTGTTCCTACCGCCACGTTCTGTGCTCGTTTGGTACTGCATTGCCGGAGTTAGGAGGCCTCGCGCTCTACCCTGAGACTCGCATCGCCTTGTACCCGACCGGCCGTCTTTACCTTTACCGTTTCAGCCCCGAGATTCCGTTTCTACCATCACCGCCTGGCTCGCAGGCGTCTAAGCAGTTGCATTCAGGGGCTTCGCATTCATCGCCAGCTACGCCGCCCGGCGGGCTGCCTCGCTGTCGATGGAGTGAACTATACGCGCCTGGCGCGGCACTGTCAATACCTTGCGAGCACACGCCGCTCATCCGCCGACACACGGGCGCGTCACACACACGGCCCCGAGGCAATCACAGGGCAGTCACGCGCCGCCGTCAGGGTCACGTGGGCGCGATCCGTGACAGCTTGCGGACAGCTTCCCATTCGCATTTGACAGTTTTTGACAACGCCCTCTATATGGAGACTGTATTAAAAAAGGGTACTTCCCAAACATTAGACCCCATGTTAAATGTAACGACACACTTTTTAAATCGTTCGGAATCAATGACTTAGACGAAAATCCTGTTACAATTTAAGTTGTAACAAATCGTAAGCATACACTTTGTTACAACTTAAGAATGGTTCGCAATTGGATGCGATGCTGTACGCACATCCAGTAGTCCGCCATCGCCGGCCGCCGGCCGCCAGCAGGGCTGTGTGTGGCGGGATGGTAGAATCGTGACCGGTACCGAACCCCTGCAATCCGATGAAACCGCCCCATCTGCCGCCCATCAATGAGACGGCCCTACGTGAGCACCCGTGGCCCGACATCTTCCAGTCCGTGACCCTGGATGAGTTTGTGGCCAGCTACCTGATCGACTACAACGGCCGAAAGGCGTTGCGTCGCCTGGGCGTGTGGAAGGGGCGTGAGGCCCAGGTGGCCGAGATTCTGCTGGAGCGCGATGACGTTCAGAATGAGTTGTCGCTTCGGCAGCTGGAAGTCACCGAGGCCAACATGGCCGCCATCCGTGCGCGGGCCATGCAGGGGCTGTACCAGCTGGCGCTGGGGGCTGAGTCCGAGTCTGTCCGCCTGCAGGCCCTGGGGCGCCTGCTGGACGTGACGGGCGGCGCGACCACGAAGACTGAGCAGGTGGACCTGTCCAACACGGATAGCAACCAGATCAAGGAGGCCCTCGCCGCCATCGGCCGGGCACCCGTCCTGTGAAGGCCGACGTTCTGGTCACCCAGCTGCTGCGGGAGTATGCCACCCGCTCGCTTCGGAACTTCGTGGGTGTGTTCTGGCCTGTGCTCGAGAATGACCGCCAGATCGCTTGGGGCTGGGCGCTGGACGCCATGTGCGAGCACCTGGAGGCCGTGTCTCGCGGCGAGATCACGCGCCTTGTGATCAACGTCCCGCCGGGCAGCATGAAGTCGCTTCTCGTGTCCGTCATGTGGCCGGCCTGGGAGTGGGCCTGCGGTCGCCCGAACCTGAAGTTCATCGGGGTAGCCCACAACACACAGCTCAGCGCCCGCGACGCCCGCAAGATGCGACGATTGGTGCAGTCGGCCGAGTACCGCCAGCTTTTCCCTCACGTGGAGCTGACGAAGGACCAGAACAGCAAGATCAACTTCGAGACGACGGCCTACGGACAGCGCGTGTGCATGGCCTTCAGGAACATGACCGGGGAGCGTGGTGATCGCGTGATCATCGACGACCCAATGACCGTGGAGGATGCGTTCAGTCGGGCAGCTATCGAGGAGGCTGGCCGGATCTTCAATGAGACCGTCCCGTCCCGGGTGAATGACCGGAAGTCCGCCATCGTGATGATCATGCAACGGATTCACGAGTCGGACCCGGCGGCCATCGCCCTGTCTGATCCGGCCTACGAGAAACTGATCATCCCGATGCGCTGGGACAGCAAGTTCGTCAACAACACCCAGCGCTTCACCGACCCGCGGGCCGGCGGACCGGATGGGGCCCTGTTCTTCCCCGAGCGGTTTGACGCTTCCGCAGTGGAAGCCCTGGAGCGACGGCTTGGCCCCTACGGCTCAGCCAGCCAGCTGCAGCAGCAGCCGGCGCCCCGGTCGGGTGGCTACCTGGATCCGACGAACATCGTCGTCGTGCCGGATGGCTCGATCCTGCCGCAACTGCGACTGTGCCGGGGCTGGGACCTTGCGGCCACAGAGGGGGCAGGCGACTACACCGTGGGGGCCCTGGTTGGCATCCACGACGACACCGGCCGGGTGTACCTGCTGGATGTTGTGCGCGGTCAGTGGGGGGCAGCCAAGGTGGACGCGACCATCAAGCGGGTGGCGGCTCTGGACGGCCCGCTTGTGGAGCAGTCCCTGCCGATCGACCCGGGGGCCGCTGGCAAGCGGGCGGCCGATCAGTACTCCATCGCGCTCACGGGGTATGCCGTGCACACCTCCCGGGAGACTGGCGACAAGATGACCCGGGCCCGCCCTCTGTCCAGCATCGTGCAGGACGGCCGCTTCCACGTCGTGTGCTCGCCCGACATGGCCCGGCCAGTGCTGGACGAGTTTGCTGCGGCGCCCGTCGGCAAGCACGATGATACAATTGACGCCATCTCGCGCGCCCTCAACCGCCTGACGGAGACGGCCGCATTCCAACTGACGGGGCTGCTGTGACCGACACGAAAGCAACCATCACCCAAGACGGTGCCTATGAGGACGTCTTCACGAAGACTGGCCTTCTTCCGCTTGGCTGGGCTGACCGCAAGGAGCGCCTGAATCGCATCTGGGGCATCCTGCCCTGGGCGGCTGTCGGCGGCTGGCGTACCGACCACAAGCTGCAGCCCAAGATTGCCAAGGCTGCCGCCCGTGCCATGGCGCGCGCCGAGCGCCTCGGCGAGTCGATCCTGCTGGAATCCGGCCGCGTACTGGACCGTTCGACCTGCTCCATCATCCGGTCGGCCACAGTTGGTGAGAATAAGGGTGACCCGGTTGAGATCGCCGTGGACGGCAACATCTACGCACAGGGTCAGTTTCTTGTCTTGAAAGGGGTGATGGACCGCGCCGGCATCTGCGCCGCAGTCGAGCGGTACCTGAAGGCTGTGGATATGGCTGTGGCCGGCCTGGAGCGGTCGCAGCAGCCCGTCCACAAGATCCCCGATCTGTCGCGCTACCTGCAGACGCCCAACGGCCGTCAGCTTGTCGAGCAGCGCATCGCCCTTGTGGATGCCGCCCGCGGTGTCCGCAACACGGTCGTGATTGATGGAGCCGAGGACTACACGATCCAGACGGCCCAAATGTCGGCTGCTCAGTCGACCATCGAGGCGGCTCGAGAGACCGTGTGCGCTGCCTCCGGTATCCCGGCAAGAATCCTGTTCGGAGACGCTACGTCTGGCGGCCTGAGCGCCAACAGCGGCGAGAGCCACAACTGGCGCGCTCAGGTGCGGCAGTACCAGGAGACCCAAGCTGCTGCGGTCCTCGAATTCCTGTCCGGCGAGCCCGCCGAGTTCGAGGACCTGAGCCGTGAGAGCCAGCACGAACGGGCGCAGCGTCTGGAGCGGATTGCCTCCGCCCTGGATCGCCTGCTGTCACACGGCGTGCTGGACAACGAACAGGCTCGCAACCTGCTGAACGCGGAGGGGTTCGATGTCTCGGCGTGAACAGGGCAAGAAGTACACCGAGTGGCCGAGCGCCGTCGACTACACCAGGGCCCTTAAGAAGACGGTCACAGCGGTGTGGCCGTTCATCGACCTGGAAGAGGTGGGCAACGTCCGCGGGAAGCTGGAGTGGTTCCACATCTACCTGAGCCGCTTCAACGACCGTCAGTTCCGGATGCTGGTCAAGTCCCGCACAGGTGTTGATCTGCCGCCCTCGATGGACTTCAAGGGGCTGGACGGCAATCAGCGCGTGCGTGTCGAGCGATGGCTGCAGGCCGAGCGTGACCGCTGGATTGCCGAGCAGGTCCGCCTTATCGGCTCGCTGACGGACCGCCACGCCGAGCGGGCCACCCAGATTCTGACCCAGTACGCCGGCCAGCCCGAGGCTATCAAGGAAGGGCTGATCCGTGTGCTTGGCATGGCCCACAACCGCGCCGAGCTGATCGCCGAGGATCAGTTCAACAAGGGCACGGAGGTACTGAACCGCGCCAGGTACCAGGCCATGGGCTCCATCACCTACCGCTGGGTTACTGAGCACGATAGTCGCGTGCGCCCGACACACCGTGCCCGTGACGGGCAGGTGTTCTCGTATAATGGAGCGACGAACCCCGGCTGGGAGATCCGGTGCCGCTGTCACGCGGAGCCGATCTTCCCCCGGAACCTAAATCCCGTGGAGGTTGAATGAAGATCGGCAAGACGCCGGAGGGCTACATCATCGACACGCCGGTGATTGCCCGTACCGGCATCCAGTGGTACCGCCGAGACGGCAAGGATGTGGCGGAGTACCGCCCCGCATCCGAGGTGTTCGCCCCTCAGTCGCTGGCATCGTTCGTGGGTCGCCCGCTGACCATCGATCACCCGTCGTTCATGGTCCGGTCCGATAACGTGCGCAACGTCGTGGTTGGCGCCATCCTGGGTGAGCCGTGGCGTGATGGCGAAAACCTCCGGGCCCGCGTGGTCGTCCATGACAAGCGGGCGGTGGAGCTGATCGAACGTGGCTTGAAAGCTGAGCTCTCGGTGGGGTATACTGTCGAAACTGAACAGGTTGCAGGCATCACCCCGGAAGGCGCTCACTACGACGCCATCCAGCGCAACATCCGCTGCAACCATCTGTCAATCGTTACCCGTGGCCGGGCCGGTAACGCCCGGTTTTCCAAGGAGTTCCCCAGAATGGATGAACAGAAAAAGCCCGTCGAAGCCCCGACGGTCGATCAGCTGCAGGCGCGATGCGACGCGCTGCAAGCCGAGGTTGAGCGTCTGCAGGCCGAACCCAAGGCCGTCGAACTGTCCGGCGAGAAGCTGGCCGCCCTGCGCGCCGAGATTGAAGCCACTGTGCGTGCCGACGTGGCCGAGGAGTACGCTGCCGCCGATGTGGCCAAGCAGTTTGGCGTGAAGCCTGAAGCTTCCGCTATCGCCACGATGAAAGCCGTGCTGGCACACGCTCAGCCTAGTGTTAAACTGGACGGCAAGTCGGACGAGTACATCCGTGCCGCATTTGACGTTGTCCGCACCGTGCGCGCCGAGCCGGCCAAAGTCGAGCAGAAGCCCGTGCAAACCGCGACCACCGCATTCTCTTTCCTGAAGGTCTGAACGATGTACAACATTCCCAAATCCAGCCCGGGCATGATCCAGCACGGATACTCGCCCACTGCCATCGAGACGTTCCCCGCCGGCGCTGAGATCCCGTTCGGCGCTGCCGTGATGCTGGACACCAACGGCACCGTGGTTGAAGCCACCAATGGCAACGTCATCGGCTTCGCCATCGCCAGTCACGTGTGTGTCGGCCAAGGCAAGTACCTGAAAGGCCAGCCGGTCGGCGTGCTGACGCAAGGCACGATCACGGTCAAGGCCTCCGGCAAGGTCGACGCCAACGCCCGCCTGAACTACCACGGTTCTCAGAAAGCCGTGATGGCTAAAGTCACTGGCGGCAATGAGCCGGCATTCCTGAACCTGGTGGCCAAGACCGCGACCGCCGCCGGCGGCGTGGTTGACGTGCAGGTTCTGACCGTCAAGTGATGCCCGCGGGGCGCTATAATGCGCCCCATCACCTTCTTCCTCTTGCGAGAACGCAATGTCCGAACTGATCAAATCCCTGCTGAACCTGGATGACGCCGGCAGCGCCCTGGTGTCCAGCAAGCTGCAGGCTGTCTACGGTGGCTTGCTGCAGCAACTGGCCGTCCAGCCTGAAGCCGTCCGCCTGTTCCCCGTGCTGGGTGAAGGCATGGGCGCACACACGTCGGTCGAGTCGAGCGAGTACGACTCCTACGGTCGCGCCCAGATCGTGCACAACAAGGCGACGGACATCCCGGCCGCCGATATTGGCAAGATCAACCGCAACGCCAACCTGTTCCAGATCGCCAACCACATCTGCTTCAGCACGATGGAGCTGGAAGTGGCTGCCCGCACCGGTTCGCCGCTGGATCAGGGCAAGCACCAGGCCGCGATGATCGCTCAGGCTGCTGAGATCGACCGGATCTTCTGGCAGGGTGACGCATCCTACGGTATCACCGGCTTCAATAGCTTCAACTTCGCCCAGACCGAAGTGAAGAACGACGGCACCGGCAACAGCAAGCTGTGGGAAGCCAAAGGCGCTGCCGAAATCGCTCGCGACATGCGCGCTGTGGTTCGCTCGATCTCCACGCGCACTGACGGCCTTGTCCGTGCCGACACGCTGTACCTGTCGCCGGAAGCCCTGGAAATCGCTGCCACGAAGAACATCAACGGCACGACCGCACTGGAACTCTTCCAGAAGACGATGCCCGGCGTGACCGTGACCGAGTCCGTGGCGATGAAGACCCTGGGTGGCAAGGACATCCTGGCCCTGTACAAGTCGGCTGCTGTTGGCGGTATCTGGCTGCCGATGTTCGGCTACCGCCACCCTGAGCAGCGCGAAGGTCTGGGCATTAAGACGATCTTCGAGAGCCGTACTGCCGGCCTGGTGGTTGGCAACTCCAAGGCCATCGTGACGGCCACTGGCATCGTGTAAACTACACAGTGACCCCGAAAGCCCCCGCTTCGGCGGGGTTTTCTTTTTGGAGAACCAGAATGCCCAAGCTGTATCGCAACACCCACGATTTCGCCATCGTCATCGGCTCCTTCTACGTCCGCCCCGGCGATACGATCGAGCTGGTCGGCTACAACGGCTCGATGCTGGAGCCTGTTGCTGCCGAAGAATCGGTCACGGAGCCTGCCCTTGCGGAAGCTGAAGAACCCGTGGCTGAAGAGAAGCCGAAGCGCGCCCGCAAGGCTGCCGCTGAGCCGGAGGCTGAGTGATGACCGAACAGGAAGTGCTTGACCAGATCGCCGGACTTGGCGAGCAGACGGCCGGCATGACGCTGTTCGTCAAGCTGGCGATGATGTGGGGTAAGCTGGCGAAGCTGCCGCCTGAGAAGGTGGCGTTTGCTGCGGCGCTGTACGCCCTGCATCTGAAGGCGACACGGTCACAGTCGGCCCAGGTGCTGACGGAGCGTGAGGGCGACCTGTCCCGGACCTACGCCAACACACAGGGGTCGGACCCGCTGGGCTGGAGCTTCTGGGGGCGGATGCTGAAGGACCTGCTGGAGGCCGAAGGGCAGACCACGGAGTACCACACCCCGGGGTTCCTTGTGAGCCCGTACCAAGAGGACGCCGACTGTGGCTGTAATCGATAAGCGCGCCACCTGGGACAAGATCAAGGCGTCCATCCTCCGGATGCCTACGGTTGATGTCGGTGTGCTCGATCCCAACGTGGCCATCTACGCCGCCGTGCACGAGTACGGTAGCAGTGACGGCCACACGCCGGCCCGCCGGTGGCTGACCAAGGGTATCGAGGATAACGGGATGGCGGTGCAGGCTGCGATGGCGGCCACAGCAACCGCGATCCTGGATCAGCGCGTCACCAAGGCCAAGGCCGTTGACAACCTCGGGGCGGACGTAGCAGACATCGTGCGGGCACACGTCAACTCTGCCAACTTCCCGCCGCCGCTGAAGACCGAAACGATACGCCGCAAGGGCCACGCCAAGGCGATGGTTGATAGCGGCAAGATGATGCAATCCATCACTCACAGGGTGAATCAGAAATGAGCCAATTCCGCAAGCCGGTCATGTTCTCGTGGAATCAGCCTGGTCGCTACGAGCGCGGCCAGTGGGCCCCCGGTGCTCGTGTGGAGCGCGAGATTGAGGCCTCGGTGCAGCCGATGTCCATGCAGGACATCATGGATATGCCCGAGGGCGAGCGGCACGGCCAGATGGTCAAGGTCTACTTCGACGATGACGCCGTGCCGATTCACCAATTCTCACAGGACCGCATCGAGCTGACCCACGGAGGCTTCCAGTGGGTCGTGATCAGCGACGAGTGGCATTCCAGCGACGTGATTAACCATCGGAAGGTTGTGGCCCGCCGCGTCGTGACGGAGACCCACGAATGACCCGTGACGAGCTGTACGACTACCTGAAGGCGGCCGGCGCCCCGGAGGTTGTGTGGGCCTACCAGAACGCGCCTCGCCCGAAGCCGCCCTACGTGCTGGTGGAAGAGACTGGCGTGGGCGTCACGCGGGAGGAGTACTGCAGCCAGGACGCCCGGCGCTGGGCTGAGTACGCGGTCACGTGCCGCATTCAGTACCACGGCCCCGGCGCCCTGCTGGCGCTGTCGCTGATCCGGTCCAAGGCTCCGCGGCTCCGGTGGTCGGGCGACGTGCAGCGAATCCCGGCCAGCCTGGAGGACGTCCGCTGGGAAGACCGGGCGACGTGTGACGCGGCTTTCCACCTGCTTCAGCCGCTGAACGAGCCGGGCGGCGATGGTATCATTGACGCTGTTTCCACGGCGCCGACGATTGACGAGCGCGCGTGGCCCGCATTCATCTCACGGAGGCCTTGATGGCAACTCTGGACGATATCGTCTCGGTGGATATCCACCTGAACACGACCGGCGTGGGCCGGGCGAACTTCGGGACCATCATGGTCTTCAGTCGGAACACGGACTACGTGTCCGGCAAGGCGCCCGCACCTGACTCGGTCACAACCTACAACCGCCTGTCCGACACCACGGAAGCGATTGCCGCTGGTACGCCGACCTCCAAGGTGCTGGCCGCGATCTTCGCGCAGTCGCCGCGCCCGCGTCAGGTGAAGGTCTTCATGGCCGCGCTGGGTGCATCCGATCCGTGGAAGGCCGAGCATCTGGCCAAGGCCATCCAGAAGGACGCCGACTGGTATGCAGCCGTGATTGCCGGTGAGTCGACTGACTTCATTACGTTCGCCAAAGCGATCGAGGGCGAGCGCCGCCTGTTCGTGACCGATCAGATCGCGCCGAAAGCCGCCAAGGACCAGAACCTGTACCGAACGGCCGTGATCGTTGGTGCCGAAGCTGGCGGTGTGACTGCTGGTGCTTGGGCTGCCAAGTGTCTGGGTTATGCCGCTGGCTCCGAAACCTGGGCGCTGAAGCAGCTTGCCGGCGTGCCTGCTGCCTCGCTGACCCCGCAGCAGGATCAGGAAGTGCTGAACAACAACGGCACCGTGTTCAGTCGGATGAGCGCACAGCTCAACCTGACCCGCGGGGGCAAGGTGGCAGGCGGCGAGTGGGTAGACGTGATCCGCTTCCGCGACTGGCTGCAGGACGTGATGCAGACGAACCTGGTCGCCACCCTGATCAACCGCCCGAAGCTGCCCTACACCGACGAAGGTCTGGCCGTCATCGAGTCCTCGATGATCAAAAGCCTGGAGGAGGGCGTGAAGGCCGGCGGCGTGATCGACTGGCGCGATGGCGATGAGGGCCAGCTGGTCCGCGGCTACACCGTGACCGTGCCGCGAGCCAAAGACGTGCCGTTCAACGTCAAGGCCTCTCGCACCGCCCACGTGTCGTTCTCGGCCTACCTGACTGGCGCAATCCACGCCATCGAGGTCACGGGGTCGTTCACCTACGACGGCGCGCTGTAACATAGAGGCATCCGCCCGGGCACCGCCCGGGCTTCATCCAAAGGATTCTCGCAATGGCAATCACCCAAGCATTCAACCCGGCCGACATCGTCGTAACTATTGGCCACGTGACCGTCAGCAACCTGTCGGAAGATGACGCCGTCGTAATCGAGCGCCGGTCGGACGGCATGCAGTTTGCCGTTGGCCTGGACGGCAAGGTTGCCCCAACGCTGTCGGCCGACCAGACCGCCGCGATCAAGATCAGCGTACTGGCCACCTCGGACACGCACAAGGCCCTGCAGGCGCTTACCGGCTACGGCACCCCGGCGCTGTCCACGGCATCGACCCCCATCACCGTGATCGACAAGGGGTCTGGTACCCGGCTGGCGCTCGCCCCGGTCTGCTACCTGTCCAAGGGGCCCGGCCTGAACATCAGCAAGTCCCTCGGCTCCCGTACCTGGGAGTTCCTTGCTGAGAGCGTCATCACGTCGTTCTGAGCTGCTATAATCGGCAGCAACACGGCCCGCCTCGCTGACACGTCGGCGCTGGCGGGTTCTTTTTTTTGAGGACAGACGATGCAGATCGAGACCACCATTAACGGCCGCACGTACCGCTACATGCGCCTGAACGCTTTCGACGCGCACAAGCTGGTGCTGCAACTGGTGAAGACCATTGGCCCGGCGCTGGGTTCCGTGTCGATGGAATCGGATGTAACCGCTCTCGTCGGGAAACTGGCTGAGATCGGCGACCCCGTGCAAGACATCGCCCTCCCGATGTGGCAGAAGGCTGCCATGACGTGCGACGGCAAACCACTGCGCTCCGAAGCCGATGTAAACGCCCTGTTCACGGCCGAGGATATCGGCGACCTGTACGAGCTGGCCGTGGTCAGCATCAAGGAACAGGTTGGTCCGGCTTTCACGAGGGCGCTCGGCCGGTTTGGCGCCCGTTCGTGAGAGGGCATGAGGATGGGGCGCTGCCCGGAAGACTCCGGGCCGATGTCGAAGAACAGTTCGTCATCTGGCGCCCCATCCTTGAAGGCATGGTCTCACTGGAGGCCGTGGAAACCGGCGCCGTTTCACTGGAACGGCTGATGCAACTGAATGGGCTGCTTGATATGCGGGCCGCAATCCAACGGGAAGCAAGCAATGATCGTTCGTGAACTCGTGACCAGGCTGGGATTCCAGACGGACACCCACGGTCTGCAGAAGTACGAAGGTGCTGTTGATCAGGCGAAGCGGTCCACAGAGCGCGCCGCCTCGGCAATGAAGGCGGCGTTTGCGCTCGTGGGTGTGGCTGGCCTGGCCGCGCTCGGCCGCAAGCTGACCGAGGTTGGCGACCGGATCAATACTCTGAAGGACCGTCTGGCGGCACTGTCGCAGGGCGGTGATTTCGACCAGCTGGCCGACCGTGCGCGCACGCTGGGCGCCGGCATGGATGGCTATATCGATGGCTACATCATGCTGGCCAACGCCACCGACGGTGTGCTGGCCAACCAGCAGGAAGTGACCGAGATCCTGGACACCCTGAACGCCGGCCTGAAGGCCTCTGGGGCGGATGCGGGCACGGCTGCTGGTGTGATGCGTCAGTTCGGGCAGGCGCTGGGGTCCGGAGCCCTCCGCGGCGATGAACTGAACTCGATGAACGAGGGCGCCGGCGTCCTGATGCGCGAGCTGGCGCGATCGATTCTCGGGCCGCAAGGCACCGTGGGTGCTCTGAAGAAGATGGCTGAGCAGGGCAAGCTGACCACGGAGGTTGTGCTGGCCGGCATGCGGAAGATCGGCCCGGGACTCCGCGCTCAGACGGAAGGCATGGGCCGAACGGTGGGCCAAGCCACTCAGGGGTTGCGGGACACGATTGACCGTGTGATCGCCCGGTTCGATGCGGCCACGGGCTTTACCAAGCGGCTGGCCGACGGGCTAGACTGGATGTCCGGTGCGATCGAGCGCGGCATCCAGTTCCTGGGCGGGATGGACACCATTGCCAACACGCTGGGCATCACGCTGGGCGTGATTGCGACCGCCCACCTGCCAGCGCTTGTGACCGGCCTGACGGCTGCCGCACGGGCTGCCTGGGCTTTCGTGGCCCCGTTCGCCCCGGCCATCGCCGCGGCCACAGCTGTGTTCCTGGTGGTGCAGGACCTGTACACCTGGATCAACGGCCAAGACTCGCTGTCTGGCCAGCTGTTCGGCCCCTTCGAGGACGTGGCAAACGCCGTGAAGGCCCAGATCGCCAGCATCCGCCAGTGGGTGTCTGACCTGCTGACCACGGTTGACAACCTGTGGAAGAAGGTCAGCAGCATCGACGGTATCACGGGCCTGACCAAGGACGCGGCGTCGGCCGTGGGCAATGGAGCGGCTTCACTGGCGTCGTCTGCTGGCGCGTTTGTGTCTGACGCCGCATCGTCGGCATGGGGTTTGATCAAGGAGACCTTCGGCTTCAAGCAGAATGTGACGGCCACAACCACCATCAACGTTCAGGGCAAGGCGGATCAGGCTACAATTAACGAGATCGGCCGCGTAACTGAACGATCGGTACGTGGGGCCGCCTCGGAGGCTGTGAAGCGATGAACTACGTGATTGACGGGCGGTCGGGCGTCCTGAAGAGTTGGGGCGCCCTGAATGCCGACATCCAGCTGACGGCCGTCACCTCGTTCGAGGTCAAGGATCAGCGGAAGCTCTCCACCTACGCCGGGGCGTGGGGCGGCTTCGACGTGATGACTGGCATTGGCCCGACGGAGCGCGTGCTGACGGTCAAGGGGCGTGTCAGCAATGACCTGTCGTCCCGAGACGCTACAGCCCGTGTACGGGCCACGCTGGACAGGCTGATGGCATCCCAGGAGCCGGTCGCCTACGTGAGCCCTGTGGCCAGCATCCCGCGAGGCGTGCTGACGGGCGTGACTATCACGCAAGCGGGCGTCACGGCCATCGATGTCGAGCTGACCATTCGGGCTGTGCGACAGGTTGAGGCCGAATCCGTGGCCGGAGAGAAGGCGCCGCCGCGGGCAAAGAAGGGTGCTGGCAAGGATGTGGCGGCACCGACATCCAAGGCAACGACATCGGCCAGCAAGGCCAGCCAGCCGGCCGCCGGCGAACCGGCCAAGACCAAAAGCCTGTTGCTGCGCCTGAAGGATAGCGGCAGCGACGCACTATCGGAGCTTTCCAATTGGCTGAAAAAGTGACGTACACACAGGTCTCTGGCCAGGCCTACTCGTGGCGCCGCGATGGCGCCACGTTCGGCGTCCGCTGGAACCGACTGCTGTGGCAGTGGGTTGTTGTGGTTGAATTCCGGGGCTGGCGGGCCGTCGGCAATGGACGGGCAGCAGTGGATGGCGCCAGCATCCGGCATATCGGTGATGGGGTGTTTGAATGCAAGATGTGACCGTGACCCTGGTAGGCGAGGATGGCAGCTATCGCCTTGTGGGTGCCTGCAGCCAGATCACCGTGACCCGAGCGGAGGACGGCAAGGCCTCCGATGTTGAAGTGACGCTACAGGACGTGCCGCGAGCCGTCGGGCAGCAGGCCACGGGCGGCGCCTATCACACGGTGCGGATTGAGCACCCAGTGCTGCCAATCTCCGCCGACGTGGTGCGAGTCAACTGGAATGCCGTTGACGGAACCCTGCTGATCACGGGGGGCGAGGATGCCGCCCGATGGAACACGAAGCGTGTAGCTCTGTCGTTCGCGTCCGACACGCCGCTGTCAACGGTGGCCCAAGCTGTTGCTGGCGCGATTGGCCTGCCGGTCATCGGAGCGGATTCGGCCATCCTGCCGACCTGCCCGCGGACGTTCAGCTGCCTCTGGCGAGACGCCATGCGGCAGGTCTTTGGCCGGAAGTGGACAGTCACAGCCTCTGGGGTCGTGTGTGGCGGCCAAGCAGCCTCAGTCACGGTCAACGATCAGACGGCCTACGGCGTCACGGCTGTCAACCGGGAGCGACTTGACGATGGCAGCGTCACGGTCAAGGCCACGGTCGCGCTACCGCTCACGCCGTGCGACGTGGGTGCTCGTGTGGCTGGTCTAGTGGGCGAGATCGGCGTGGCAGGCCGCGTGACGCGTGTGACCCACGTGGTAACATTCGAGGAATCGTTGACAACCATTGAGGTTGAGCGTGAGTGACGTTCAGATCGTGACCGGCATCATCAAGACCGTGCGTGGCGCGCTGGCCGTGGTGACTCCGGACGGCACCGGAGATGATGGCGCCCCGTGGCCGGATGTGCAGGACTGTCGCCTGCTGACGCTGACAGGTTCTGGCGGATCCGCGTCCTTGTCCATGATGCCGCTGGCCGGCGATGCGTGCCTGCTGCTGTTCGTGGGTGAGGACAAGACAAGCCCCTACTGCCTGCCGTGCTCCGTGTCAGCGCCGCAGACCGTGCAGCTCCGGCATGCTGGCAGTCACGTGACGGTCCATCAGTCCAGCGTCGAGGTCTACACGGGTGGCAGCGCCAGGATCACGGCCAACGACACACTCGTGGAAGCTTCCAGTGCCACGATCAGGGCTGCATCCATCACGCTGTCCGGCAACGTCACGGTCGCCGGCAGCCTGTCCGTGGCTGGCGCGATGACCAACGGCGGCAAGAACATCGGCGCCAGTCATCGCCATTCGAACGGCACGGCACAGGACGGTAACACGGGGGTGGTCATCTGATGCGAGACCTGAGACTCAATGCGGACGGCGACCTGCACATGGGGGAGCTGGCCGAGAACGACGAGACCATTGCCCAGTCCTGTGCCATCGCCTTGCAGGCGTGGAAGGGTGAGAGCCCGCTGCAGCCGGATCGCGGCACCGACTGGCATCTGCTGGCCGCTCACGGCAAGGAGCAGGAAGTTGTGTCGGCTGTTGTGGCTGCCGTCAGCCGTGTGCGCGGGGTCAGTACCTTCGGCATCACGGGTGTTAGAATTGACCCGACCACACGGGTAGTCTCCGTGGACCTTCAGATCAACGGAACCGGAACCACGATTGATGTTTGACGTGACACAAGGGGCGCCGAACGTCGCGGACATCCGCACACGGCTCGCCGAGAAGATCAGGGCCTCCGTGCCCGACGCCGACACCGGGCGCGACTCGGTGCTTGGTCAGCTGCTGGACATCGTGGCCGAAGAGGCTGCCCTGTCCTATGAGTATGCGGAGCACGCCTACCTGCAAAGCAAGCTGGCCACGGCCAGCGGTGCAGCACTGGACGACATTGCCGCCATCGTCAACGTGCAACGCCGCCGCGGCACGAAGCCGCTCTACGCCGCGTTTGTGGTTGGTACGCCGCCGGATGAAGTGAAGTTCCAGGATGGCACAAAGGCGACCATCGTGCGCCGCATTTCCGGGCGTTTCGCCTATCTGCGGTCGTCGATCCGGTACCCCGGTGCCGCGGCCAGTGAATCGTCGCTGATGTCCTCCTACGGACTGGTGGCGCGTGGCGACATCCTGATTCACCGCGATTCAGTCTTCAGTGCCCCAAAGGCGCTGAATGCCATCGGAGCGATCGACCTTTCCTACGTGGAAATGGATGCCGAGCCGCAAAGCGTGTCTGGCGAGGGCTGGCAGATTGTTGCCCCGGTGCCCGCCATGCGGTCCTCGGCCAACCTGAACGATGAAGACGATGACTCCTTGCGCGCCCGCATCCGTCCGCAGACGCAACTGATCGGCGGCACGATCGCGGCTATCGAGGCTGCGCTGGCGGCCGAGGGTATGCCCGCCACGGTAAGCGAGTGGCTGGCGCCTGCCCTGTCGCCGCAAGGCCAGCCCCCGGGTACCATTACGATTGCCTTCCACGGGCCGGTGGACGCGGCCCGGGCCGCTTCTGTCATCAAGCG